TTTCCGTAACGATGGCGAAGAGAAGGGCTACCCTGAAGGGTCGGTCTTCATGAACGTCAAATCTAAGCAAGCCCCCGGTGTGGTCAGCAAGTTTGCTGGCGAGAACGGCAAGCCTGCTCCGATTACCGACCCCAAGGAAATCTATCCGGGTGCAAAGGTCCGTGCCTCGCTGCGCGCCTACGCGTACAGCGTTAACGGCAACAACGGCGTTGCCTTCTCACTGGGCAATCTCCAGAAGGTAGCCGACGGCCCCCGTATGGATGGCCGCCTGTCTGCTGCGGACGAGTTCACTGCAACGGAACGTCCGTCCGCAGACATCTCAGATTTGGATGACCTTTTGTGATTTGACGTTACGCAAGTAATGTCGTAAGATGTTGGGGCCGGGGATTTGGAAGTCTCCCCGGCCCCTTCATTTAACTGCTTAGAAGGAGCAGCTAATGCACAAAGACCTTATTACCGTCGAAGAGGCGCGTCAACTTTTCTCTTATAATCCGGACACAGGCGATATTACTTGGCGTGTGGCACGTAGCGGGGTTCGCAATAACGGCGTTGCAGGATACGCGCAGCGGGATGGGTATCGTGTCGTTTTTGTAAATGGAAAACTATATTTAGCGCACCGTGTGGCATGGGCGATAGTCAATGGCGCATGGCCGGAAACAGGTATCGACCACATAAACGGAAACAAAACAGATAACAGATGGGATAATCTTAGACTTGCGACTAAATCCCAAAACGGAATGAACCGCCCTGCGCAGTCTAACAATACCTCCGGATACAAGGGCGTATCCCGAAACAGGAAACGTTGGGCCGCGAGTATACATGACAATGGCCTAAAACGCCATCTTGGTACGTTCGATACGCCAAAGGAAGCCCACGCAGCGTATTGCCGCGCAGCCCTAAAACTTCACGGCGAATTTGCTAGGCTAGTCTAAAGCCTCCGAAATCATCTGGGCTTTACGCGCAAGTATCTTGTTGACGTGTTCGTCTACCGAATTGGCTAACGAGAACACGCGAACGATCACTGGCTTTAGCTGGCCGATCCTATGGCAACGCTTGGCCGCTTGTGCATTAGTAGAGTTCAGCCAATCCATCTCGACAAACGCCACCTGATTTGCGGCGGTTAAGGTAATGGCTGTCGAGCAGGCCGTGATTTGGCCGATGAATACGCGTACCTTCGGATCGGTTTGGAAGTTATCAATCGCCGCTTGGCGTTCAGCCGTTGGCATACCACCTGCAACCACCACCGGATTGAAGTCTTTCAGCTTATCGTAAAGCGTCTGTATCGCATCGGTATGGTAGGCGAAGATTACAATCTTGTCGTAGGCATCATCAGCCAACTCGCCCGCTATCTGTGTGGCAATGGGCGCTGCCTTGGCTACACCTGTCAGCCGACGCAGTGACGCGATGTGAGGGGCGATGCCGTCTATTTTTTCGGATAAATCTTCATTTGTCAGGGCGTTAGCAAGGATAGCATCAACGGCCTCCTTCTCTCGCGGGTCTTCGATGTGCTTAGTATCGCTCCAGTTAGCTACTTCTATTGAAGTATCCTGCCACCAAATCGGCGGTAAATCCTTTAGCACAATTTCGGATTTACGACGCAGCATGATTGCCTTCAGCACGGTCTTGAACTCGGCCATGCGTTCAGTCTTGTTACCAAGAATTTGCAAGCCGAACTTACCGTTCCAAGTCTTGCAGAAATACATCGTAAAGTCTGTGAAGTTTAGAGGGTACTGCCAAATCGCTTTGAGATGCGTCCAGAAATCGCTGACGTTAGAAGGAAGGGGAGTACCACTAAGAAGCCAAACACGATCAGCGAAACGAACAAGGCCATCGCCGCGACAGTACTGACCATATAGATACTTTGTGCGCTTAGCAGTACGGTTGCGCAGATAATGCGCCTCATCCAGAACAAGAACGTCTGGCTCAAACTTTGCGATTTCATTGCGGACCTCCTTCGATTGCGTGATCTTATCGTAGCTAAAGACTTTGACTTCGCGCTCGACGGTTCCCCACCGCTCGAACTCACGACGCCAGTTAATCTTGGCGATAGCCGGGCAGATCACGACGACCTTTGTCAGGCCGAGTTTATCACAGGCCGCGATAACTTGAAGTGTTTTGCCAAGGCCCTGCTCATCGGCAAGGAACGCAGCCGGATTATCACAGAGAAAGTCTGCGCCGACCTTTTGGTAATCGAATAGATGGTTCATTGTCTTCCCTCTCAGCGGCGTAGCAGGCAAGAAGCGCAGCTTCGGCTCGGCCATCGTCCTTTTTCCGTGCGAAGAGATGGGCGTAATCCGGGAACAACTCTTGTGCCCGCTGACGACTGCCGTCCTTCCCTCCGAACGTGCGCATAGACTTAATCCAAGTCGCAGGCGGGATCAACTCAAAAGATACAGACAGGCCAGCAAGCACGCCTTCGACGATACCCGCTGCTCTGCCGAAGCTGAACATCGACGACACACCTTGGCCCGGCATGGCGTGGACTTTCTCGATGAGGGCGGAAGTATCGGCGGTGACGTGACCGCGCAAAGCATCGGCCAGCAGGTGCGCGTCAACCTGATTGACGACACGCGGCCCGCGCTTGACCTTTAACGTAGGCATGTCGATGATGACAAGTTCTCGGCTATCCTTATCCAGAATAGCGACAGCCCCAAACGCGCCGGGATCAATGCCCATGAACTTCATGGGCGGTGTCTATAATATCAGAAGCTAGTTCGCAAGTGACTGCGTGGCCCCAAAGACTTACGATGGCGAAGCCCGTCGGGTTTGTGGCGACGTTTCGACTTTGGCTGTGGCCGCCATGTCATGTCTTTAACGCTAGTCTTCTTGGCCATTACTAAATCCCAGAAAGAAGTCCGATTAACTGATCGCGCTTAGTCTTCTTAGCACCTCTGCCAAGAGATGCCATGATAGCCGAGAATTGTGAGGCGACATCTTCCGGCGAAGCCTGCGGAGCTAGTGAAGCCGGAGCGGCAGCCATAGCGACTTTAGGCGTCGTCTCTTTCTTCGTAGACATAACCATCTCTGTATCCGGCTTCCCCATAAGGTCTTCCGCGCCAACGAGTTTTACGAATTTACGGACATAGTTCTTCGTTTCGGCGAATGGAGGCACGCCGCCGTACTTGCTGACGTTTCCGGGACCGGCGTTATACGCGGCAGCGGCAACCACAGGATCGCCAAATTTCTTCAGCATCTTTGCGTAGTATTTCACACCACCTTCGATATTCTGATACGGATCAGCTATGTCCACAACACCCATTTCTTTTGCGGTGCGGGGCATAAGTTGCATATGCCCCTGCGCCCCCGCTGAGGAAGAACGAACATTTTTACCGCTGGCAGTTTCGTTCTCGTATATGGCGCGAACATGCGCACGCGGAACGCCATACTTGTCGGCCATCTGATCTACATAACCTGTATAGCTTTTTGGCATAAATACCTCAGATACCCTTACCGAAAGATCGTTTTTCACCATAGACAGGCGCAAAGCCGCCCATCTCATCGGACTGTACGTCTATCAAGACCTGCCCCTTTGGCGCTAACTTACGAAATCTCTGAAGCATATCACTTGACGCCTCAACCGGAGGTTTAATTACTGGTTCGGTAACAGTGGCCGCAGCAGTTGCCGGACTCAGACCAATCCGCGCCATATTAGCTAGTTGCTGTGCTGCGGGACCTGCTTCACGCGCCATGACATACTGCAAGCCCTGCCGTCCTTGCGGGCTGTACATTGCGGCCAGTGTAGCCAGTGTAGATAACGGCAATTCATAGGGAACCGCGTCGTCTTGCTGCGCCAGATACGTCCCACCGGCCCCGGCCCCAACGAGGCCAAGTGCTTGCGCGGTAGCCGCACGAGTAAATGTGCCGCTTTCGGCAAGGCCCTTGGGCAACTCCATACCGGCACGAGCGAGGTCTTCGTAGAAGCCACCTATCTTGCCACCACTTAGGGACTTAACTGCGCGAGTAAGACTTGAAGGGCTAACAGTGTTCCCGGCATACCCAACGGCCTTATCCAGAACTGTCTGAGCATTCCACGCTTTATTAAGACGAAGAAGTTCCTCGGCCTGAGCCGGATTTTGTTCGGCTAAAGTGTCGAGCATCCAACTACGGACCTGCGCTAGACCTGAACCAACACGACGCTCAAACCCATCATTGGACTTCATAAAAGTACGAGCAGTGTCCGAAAGGCTGCTAAGTGAATTCTGTAAATTACGGCCAGAAATACGGCCCTGAATATCGGCTACCGCCTCTACATTCTGCGACACCGTAGACAAGAAATCGTCCAACAAACCCTTACGGCTGGCTGGAAGGTTCAGATTGCTAAAAATATCTAGAGCCGCGTTCTGCCAGTTATCTGGTAGCGCCATATCTAGATTTGGCACAAGGTCGTTAAACTTAGTTGAGATGCTCTTCTTTACCCAGCTAACCGCCCTATCTCCCGATAGGTTCTTGGGGACGGGTACGTTAATGAAATCGGCAAGTTTAGTTACTGCCGCCTTTTCAAAATCCTCTGGAACCGTGCCACGGGCTTGGCTGATAAGCGCGCCAAGACCGGGAATAGAAGTAAGGGCGGTCTCCGCCATATTTGCGGCGCGTCCAAGCGCAGTATCGGTAGCACCGAGAATAGCACCCGGCGTGAGACGAACGCCGAGATCAGTAAGCGTGCGGACACCTTCGGTTACCTTCGGGGCGATAACCCCACCAACAAAATCGCCGACACCTTTCCCGACAACGCCAAGGCCAGCGCCGGTAGCAGTTTCTGCCGCAAACTCGGTAGGCGTCTGCGCTTGCGAAAGAAGCGCGCTAGTCGCGCCCCCCGATACCGCAGACCCACCAAAAGTAGCGGGAGCCACAGAGCCACCTCCGGCTGCAAGAAAAGGAGCTACGCCAGCTACATTACCAACAATTTGCGATATCTTGGCGGGTGACTGTGCGCGCAAAACATTCTGCTCAGCAAGTATGTCGGACGCAGATGGAGCAAATCCTAGGTTTGCGCCAAAACGACTTACTGAAGGAAATGCTTGTTCAAGCCGCATAGCCGCTGTGTCCAACGGCTGTCGAGCGCCGAGGTAAAGTCCTTCGACAATATCTGCAACAGTGCCCAAAGCACCGGGAGCCGGTGGCCGTTCCGCTACCGGCCTAGAACGAGCATACGACTTCATAGCCGCATCAATAACTTCTTGCGACGTTCCGTCTGGAAACTCGTGGGCTACCCCATCTGCGGATACCGCCTTAATGGTCATTGGATGCGGTTCCCTTGGGCGTCATATCGAATGGTCTTTGTGGCTCTGGGGGCAATAGCTGCCTGCGCGGCGCGCATAGCTGGAGACTTAGGTGGCCGTACTTCAGCGATACGAGTATCAAGAAATGAACGCCGTTCGTCTATTATCGTTCGTAATCCCCGAATTTTTTCTTCGACAGAGGTATCTGTATCGCCAGAACTCGGCTTGTAGGCCTCCAACTTCTGCAAAAATTCACGCATGTTTTGGTCGCCTTCACCCGGAATACGAGTGATCTGCGACGCAAGAGAAAATAACTGACTTGCCGCAGTATTAAACGCTTTTACATCTTTACTGACAGACGACGTTGGCGCGATGCCCGGGAAGTATTCCCGTGCTACCCGCCAAGGCTCAATACCCTTTAGCGAACGATTATAGAGCTGCTCTACACGGTCAATCTGCTTGCCGATAGTCGCTACTTGCGATCTCGCAGCAGTCAAATCTTGGTAGATTTGCTGAGTAGGAACGGTCGCTTCAGCCTTTGCTCCCGCAGCCTTACCGCCCGGCGTTTCAAACGGCTTTAGAGGACCAGGAGTAGCGGGCACTACCACACGCGGCGCGGCAGGCCGAGCACCACCCATGTTTAGCTGACGAAGGATTTCAGGGTCAGTAATTTGATCGCCAGTTGCCATCTCGTGTTCCTTATTCTTCGTATACTTTGCCGTTGATAACAACAACATTCATTGGTTTGCCATCTTTTACAACAGCCCTGCGGTCAATAGTTACACCGGGAATTTCTATAAGACCTTGCGGAGTATTGATGGTTTTACCAGCGCCGCTGAGCGCGTCAAGATATGCTTTATACGCAGGGCTTCCTACCGGGAACCTAGCTGCAGCGTTTTTCATGTCTTCGGTTGGGGCGTAAGTTTCCGGCGCGATAAACTTCTCAAATTTCTTACCGTAAGACGCAAAAAATACGTCGTCGGGAATTAAACGGGCTTCCGCTTGCATTTCCGCAGGAAGTGTCGAGATAATTTGATCTTTCTGGGCCTTCATCAGAGCCGCACGCTCCGCACTTTTACGCGCCTGATCTATAGTAATACGGTTCTGAAGTTCAGCGGATTTCTGCTGCTGAAGCTGGGCTATCGCTTGTTGCGGCGTTGTCTGGCTTCCCCGTGCCACTGATTTAAGGAGCGCACTAAGACCCATAAGTTTGTCGGTCCCAGTGAGCGTACCGCTCAAGTTGCCGCCCATAACCTGCGCCAACTTCTCGGCGTCAGTAAGCGGCGTGGCGGAGGGTACAGGGTTCTGACCAAAAAGACCGAGCGGATTAAATGCCATTATCTACGCCTTACTTAAAAATACCAAGGGTTTTAAGACCAGCAATCACACCTGCGATATCACCGGCCGTTCCAAGAGCACCCTGTCCCGGCTGAGTTGTCGTTTGCGTGACTGGGGACGGAAGACCCTGCGAACCCATGAGCAACGTCTGAAGCTGCTGCTGCGGGAAGCCGCGCTGTTCGAGGAAGTCCTTGTATGCCAGATCAAGGTTCTGCTGAGCCATGCCGCGCTGTGCTTGGCCTGCGCCTTGAAGCATCGCAGCGTATGTCTGCTGATTGCCAAGCGCCTGTTGGCCGTAGCCCGACAGAGCGGCTGCACCCGCAAGCTGCTGGCCCGGCAGATTTTGTGCAAGCCCAGCGGCTTGCGTGTATCCCTGATTATACAGGTTCGCCAGCGTCTGAGCCGTATTCAAATCTTCTTCGCCTGCAAGCTGCGCCTCATATACACCACGGCGTTCGTTACCGAATGCCCGCGATGCGGCAAGCTGAGCCTTAGTAGAAGCGTCACGTTCAGCGCGGTTCTGTGCAAGACGGGCCATCGTGGCGTCGATGACGTTGGTCTGGAACGGCGACATGAAGCCGGAGACATCTTGCTGAAACTGCTGTGGGGTATATCCGGCTGCACGCTGAGCAACTTGGGTGGCCTGCTGAAGTTGCGGCATCCCGACTTGATTGGTTGCAGCCCCGATTGCCGTCTGGAACGCCTGCTCTTCAGCGGGACGGAACTGCGCAATGCGTGGACCTTGATATGCCTGATACGGAATGGACGCAACCTGCTGTGCCGCTCCGTAGTTACGCGCCAGAATATCCTGAATGAAAGGATTCAGTGACTGAGTTTGCGTAGTAGTTACCGCCATTATAATCTCCGTGCGGACTGGCCGCTTAATCCTTCGTTATTAACACAAAACAAAATAAATTGACAGCCCATTACTGCTGAACCTGCGTTATCGCAACATGTGCTGTCGGCACAGCCGGATGAAATCCTGTTGCGGCTACAGTCGTTGGTTTCAATCCAGTGTCGTCCACTGCATAAAACAATTCGACATAATCGTTTGCAGCCAGAGAAACGAAGTCATTGATGGAGAGGACCGCATAGCCTCCGCTGTCCTTCAATGAGCCAACCGCTGTGCTTGACGAGATGTTGGTCGTGCCGTTCTTCTTCAGCCACATCCACCCCGACTTCAAGTTAGAGTTTGAGGCGGAGAACTGGATGCGGGCCGCGAAGTTGTAGAGGCCGCTATGGGCCACTGTAAGGCGCGTTGTTGGGCTTCCGGTTATGGAGATACCTTCTGAGATCACCGTCGTGTCCCACGCCAAAGCGTAGGCCGTGTTCGCAGCGGCTGGCGTGACTGTCGTGTTGTGAGTGAACTGGCCGAAATAATATTGCTGCTCAATCGCAGGCCGAACGAATATCTCGCCGTCCGTTGTCCCGACCTTCAGCACAGCCGCGACCGGAACCACGTTATCCGGCGCTGTCGGCTTCACATTTGTGAACGCCCCGGCTGTAGTAGGCGAGGCGTAGAGAATATTGCCGACACTAAAGCCGCTTGTGTTGATCCCGCGAACGTGGCCGAATGTCGTGCAGTAGCCGACTTCGCCGCTGTCAGGCAGGTCGTGCGTCAGGACGCCAAGAATGTAGAGCGTTGGCGTCGCCCCATTCGCAAGATACTTAGTGACCGACAGAACGTTGTTCGCGCCAACGCCAGAGAAGCCGACAACCGTTCCGTTTGCAAGAGTGCTGCCGGTGCTGTTCTGCACGCGGGCGTATGTCTCTTGACCGATCTGCTGAGTGACATCGTATTCCATGCCGAGATCAAGCGTCCCGTCAATCGTGTTCCATGACAGGCTTCCGGTGGAAGGAGTGTGCGTGTCCGTCGTAATGAACGAGGCGTCGGAGACAATCAGCTTGGCGGGTTTATAGACGCCTACATCTTGGCCCTTAGTATACGCGAGATTGGCGTTTAATTCGATAAGCCGATTGCGCTGCGCCTCATACGCTTGACTATATTCAAGTGGTGCGGGCGGCAGTCTAAGTGTCATCGACGCCCACCCGGAATAGCATTGAGCCGCATGATGCCTACACGCCAATCGACGTTGCGTGCGCTATCGACGCGCATGTTTATCTGCCGTCCGTTAAAGCGCACCGACGTTGGGTTGTTTAAGGAGTACGGCCCGTAGGTTGTCTCTTCCCCGTTCGGGTAATACTTCTTAATGAACGTCGCCGTCACATCGCCCTGTGTCCGCTCGTCTGGGATCAACTCGTTGATGTGCAGAACACGGTCGCCCTCGCCAATCTGAATTGGCCCAGTCTCGGCGAACACATCTCCGCCACCGGGACGGACGAATGCGAACTCTTGGTCGTAAACTTCGCCGCTTGGCGACCACCACATTGGGTAGTTAAACACGGTCTTGTCAACGCCGCAGGTACGCGCCAGTGTACCGATAGCCCAATGGTTTTCTTGGAAATTCCAAACGACATAGCGGTCGTTCTCTGTCGATGACGCGGACGGGTAGAACCACCAAACTTCGCCAAACTCTGTATTTGGGACACAGACAATCTTAGAACGCTGAGAGTTGTTGATGTCGGAGAAGATATAATCTTCTACGTCTGACGGTAGCGGCTTAACGTAACCATCGTACATGAAGAAGCCACGGTTGCCCATCCAGACAGCCATGTTGTCAAGAACAGCGATAGCTTGGCGGGAGATGATACCGCAGTTGCGGCCCGCAGTTTCGAACTGATAGGTGAACGGCAAGCCGACATATTGCACAACGTGCGCGTCTACGTCAGTAAGAACCAGTGTTTGGCCGCGAACACGACGAGCGCACATGAGGCTGCCCGGCGTTGTCAGGATAAAGCTACCTGCAAGATTTGTGGACGAAGGTGTCCAGACAGTATTGTCTTCGAGATCGCACCACGCAATCTTACGTGGGTTGCCGTCCGCACCAAGCGCAAAGATCGAACGCTCGTCTGTAACGCAAAGACCGACACAATCTTCCGGGGAGTTAGCGATCTGCGCTGCAAGCGTAACGGGCGTTACGTCGTCCAACTGCCATTCGTACAGCTTGCCATCTGACGTGGCGCAGGCGACAAGATACTCACCCCATGTATCGAGGCTCCATGTAGCCGCTTCGGTAACGGGGCTGATGTCAGGACGCGGTGTCCCGTAGGTATAACTGCCGTAAGTAAGGTCGCCATAGCCGGTGTTATCGCTACCATCGGCTGGGCCGGTGACAAATCCTGTAGGCGTAATGTCAACAAGAACACCTGCCGATGTCATGCTGTAGAGTTTTGTGTTAGTCCCTACACCAAGACGGCGAGTGCCATCGTTTGAACGCCATGCGATGGTAGAACGCGGTACACCGTTTGTGGCGCTCGTGGTACGAACGCGCCATCCACCAATCGGGCGCATTGTCCCGTTATGCCAACGCACAAGGTTGGCGTCATACCACCGCCCAGCGGACTGAAGTTCAGTGCCGTTGCGATATACGCCGGGTGGTATTGAAATAGGGATCAGTGTCATGCCGGTGTCCGTGTTGAGGCGCTGTGCCCTTATATCACTTATTTGGGATTTTTACAGCCTCTTCCCATGCTTCTATTGTTCGGCGGTGGCGCAACGCGCAATCACCATATTTAGCTAATATATCAACTTCCCATATAGCGCGCTCAGGATCAATAAGCGTAGCGGGTGGCGAGGGGAGCGGCGGGCAGTTACTCGCTAGGTTCGCTGGCGGCTGCGGCATTGGCGCGATTGACGCCGCTTTCGAGCAACCCGATAAGACGAGGGTCAGGAGCACAATCAGCAGAAACAGCAGGCAAAGTCTTGTATATCTCGCGGATGGTTTGCTTCTCTCCGGCGACCACCACATCGGCTTTATCTCGTTCGGATTGGTAGAGCGTTGAAACCTCATCTATTTGTCCTTGCATTTGCTGGCGCTGCTTCTCAGCTTTTTCCAGAACCGCAGAATACGCGGCATCGCACTGCCAGTCTTTGACCTTCCACCCGGCGGTAAGGCCAACAGCAAGAGCGCCTGCCGCCACATAACCCATGAATGGATCAATCCGCACCATTTATTTTGCCCCATTCTCTCACCGCAAATATAGTCGCACAAGATGCAATCGTAGCCGCTAAGTCCGTAAGGGAGATTGGCTGGCTGTTCACAATGGGCAAGGCTACCGCATTTACAATAACACCGCAAGCAATACCGACACATGTGACCGGACGCCACCAAACTCGGACACGCTCAAGCAGCGCGGTCTCAAGTTCTTTAATCGTCATTTTGGGTCTGGGTATTTAGCGTGCGGAAGTTCCCAATGCGGGCCATCCTTAAACGACTTCCAGTCGCCGCCCCAAGTGATTGACACATTCTCAAGATGCGCTGCCTTTTTCATGGCCTCTTCAATCTTATCGAACAGCGGCCAGTCCCAACGAATGCTGCCCGCTACATACGGCGCGATGTCAACCGCAAAGCCGTGAATGTGGCGCGAACGCATCGTCTTGGTCGCGCCTTTGGCGAATAGTTCTTTCTGCCGCGCTGGTGTACGCAGCCCTTCGATGACGGTGAAGTCAATATCGGAAATGCTGATAGCGCGTTTGACGACGCGCACCAGATCAGGGTGCACGCCGCGAAGGTTTAATAGGGAACGTGGGCCTAGCTTAAACGCCATTACCGATCCGCCTTGTTGTCCAGCTTGTCTTCAATCCGGCGTAGGTGCATCATAACCTCGTCAAACTTCTTGTCGATGCTGTTGAACTTCTCGTCGCCGAACTCCAGCTTCGTCTCAAGAATT